AGCACTTTTAGCGAATACTAAAGATGTTGTGTCACTCCATTCTGCGCTTGTTGATTCAACAATATTACCAACTTCAGCTAAACCTAAACTGTCAACCTGACCCCAAGCGGCACTGTTTGTGTTCGTGGTTGTGTAACAAGTGTCCCATTCTGCAGACTTAGATTGTACAATTGCTGTTAATGTTTCTAGTTGAGATATAATATCTAGTAGTTCAGGATAAAAATCTACATTCTCTACTCCTAAGACTAAATCTGATATCTTGACCTTGCAAGCACTATCATCATTCTGAACAATTAAAAATCCCTGATTATCAACATTGCTACATGTTGGTAGATCATTTAAAGTTATATTACTATTACAATCAGTCATTCTAATTATTTATGAAAGGAATATTCCTTTGCCATGAAGTGTTGAATTAAGCGCTGTATCATATCCACCTATATTTTGCACAATCAAGTCATAAGTCACGTTCTTAGGGAGCTCTGGGAGATCAAAGTATATTTTATTGTCGTTGACTATGTTGTAGTTGATAGGTACACCTGAGAAAGATGGGTATATGGATGATAAGTAAGGATCAGTGAATGGTGCAATCTCCATACCACTCAGACTGTTTATATCATTACTTGATAAGTACACCCCGGTTGTTGATGACATGTTGTAACCTAATATTTCATTCTCCTCGTACCTCTCTGTGTCTATGTGAGTTATGAAAGGCGCAGCAGTTAGTGGTGGACCTAGTCCAGATGTATACGAACTTTCGGTCAGTTCATCGTAGTAAGGTGTGATGAAGGAAAAATCGCTTGTGATTTCCGGTACTGGAGACATATTAGTTGTGATCTGAAATACATTGTTCACAGGAGCTCTGTGCTTCTTGAATAACCATGTTTTGATGGTGAACGACGTGTCGCATGCTAGTCTGTAAGGTGTGGTGCTACTCAATTCATCTGGATAATTCATACTCAAATTACCATTCCATAATACCTCTGATCTGATCTCCTGATCTTTGCTACTAAACCCTTCAGGTAATTTCCATGATATCACAATATAAGGATCATTGTAAGGAACGAAATTGCTTATTATTTGCTCAACGTCTGTTTGATATCTAGCCAATATACTCATGTTAACCTCTATATTGACAGGAACCGGCTGGGGCATGTTGTATGTGGTTTGAGATTTCTCAGTTCTGTCTGCACTTATGTGAGTTTCCTCACTCGCGAAATACGATCCTTCAATCTTATTAAACACTCTACTCTCATCTCTACTGACACTCCCGATGTTGACAGCAACGACAGGTAGGGTTAAATGCTTGGCTTTGTTAGTTAAATCGTGTACAACGCGTTGTTTAGGTGCATATACGTATCTCACGTGAACCTTCGATCTAACATCTCTATCCTTATTGTGCCGGCTTATAATGATATTATTAAATGCTCCCACAAATTGGGTCATTATATCCTTGATCTCGAAATAGAATGGTTGTTCTCTCATGTGCTATTATTATTTATCAGTTGACTTCTCATTATCATACTATATTATAATATATGGTACAAAAGTGTGAAACAACGCTACAGTGCTGCCTATCGGCATTTTCGGTACACGAGTGTGAGCAGTGGTTAGCTCAAGAGATAGGATTCAACTTGGCAGAGAGAACTGCTAGAACGAACGTAGCTAAATTAAACACAACTGTTAGACGGCAGGTGAAAAACGGCGGCTTAAAATCCGCATAGCACCGAACTGCGACTATTGTCGGCATATATTAGTGGTTATTTATAACCGGAGTTTATTAGGTCAGGATTCTCCATAAAATTGATATCTCGAAGAGTGCGTCTTTTGTGTATACATATCAATACGGATATTATTACCATACTCAATGTAATCTATGTTAGTTCATAGGTGCATTGTGTATGTACCAAATCAGCCGGATAAAATTACTCACCTTGTCTTTACCTGTTTCTTGTTAGCTATTGCTAGCGGCAGGAATCACTATGTTGATATACTATTATCGAAGAGACAGATGTTTGGGAGCTTTTTGTGTTCGAATCAAGCCGGGCCTTCTGGGACGTGAGTTAACGGTGTTCCACCATCGACGAGATTGTTAGATGCGGTGTATATCCAGTTGCCTTCAGCTCCGGAAGTTTGTAACTCTGCGCTCACTCCAACCTGATCAGCTGTGAATTGTAACAAGTGGCTAACTCTTCTTTCTGAACTATCACTACTCTGAGTATATACTAAAATAGTACCAATTGTCCCCCATTGTTTTTCTATACTTCCCCCCTGTGATGATCTCAATGATTGGACTGTATCTACAGTCGACAGATTGGCGTAATCAGCGAAGTCTTGCTCAAATCTAAATTTGACAAACACCTCGAAGCCTACTTGTGCTACCATATAATAGTGTGCTGGTATCAGTGGTGTTTCCACAACAACATTACGACTTTCAATTGTCGTTCTACCTAACATGTCAACAGCTGTGTATGTTATTGGATATGTACCTTCAGTTGACATGTCGACAGCACTAGTGTAATAGTATGAGGAACGACTTTGTTGTTCCAGTTTTTAACATCTGCGTCTGGAATCACTAGCTCTGCTCCTGTCTCTAGAGTAATATCACCACTATCTACAGTTATTACAGGTTTGTTGGCCGGTCGGATTGCGCTTGTGCTAGATCCAACGTTATGGACTATATCACCCATGACTTAGTATCCTAAATTTCTTTTGCGGCAATGATCTAAAACTTCACCATCACCAACTTCACCATAACCAGCCTCTAGTGCTGCGGTTGCTTCTGCGCTAGCGACAGCCTTGATATTAGCAACATCCTCAGCTTCCAAGCCAATTTTGCCACCTAGTGGGGAGTAGTCTACATCACCTGTTACTGAAGGGATGAATGAAAATACGGGTTCTATATGCGCCATGTAATTACTTATTGACTAACGGGTCAATATTTGTAATTATCAGCTTTGTATCATACAGTTTGTTGTTACCAATTGGTAATTGTTCACGAAGGAGCTCCTCCTTTTTTGTGTTGCCTCTGCAAAAGTCTTCTAGTTTATAAGACAACTTGACAGAGTTGTCACCTTCTATTATATCGTATGGATATGGAGCGTCATATGTTTTGATCACATCTTTGTTTGTTTTGATAGTAAACTTGATATAATAATCATCTATATTGAACAACAACAATCTACCCCTTCTTATGGTTTTGGTACCTATGTTGAATATCACATTCTTTTGTAACATAGGTTCCAACAACTTCATCTTTTTTTGAACAAGATCAGACATTGAAAAAACTCGCTTTCTGTTGAGGTGTCATTGGATGTATTGTGTCTGCAAAATATTGCCAAAACTCTTTACCGTCACCACTGATAGGTATAGTGTTTATCACTTCTATATTGTCTCCGCTTATAGCCCTGTAGTCTTGCTTGAATATGTCCCATGCTATAACTAAATTTTTTGCTGTAGGGCTGTACTTGGGAGTACCAGTTGCTGTTTTGTAATGTAGAGTTTGTCTGCCTGTGCTGCTCTGTAAAACAACAGGATTGTTGGTACATAACATTCTACGTGTGGCTGGTGCTCCAGCTTTTGGTCTTCTTCGCTTGAACTTTATTTCGAGTACGTTATTCTCAAGCAACACACGTAGCGTTGATATACCTACCTTCATTCACTATCTGCTTCCTTTGTCTTGCAAATACCAAATATTCTAGCTTCGTTCAAGAAGCAGCTATTTTTAAGCTTACCATGACCATCAATTTCTAAATTACCTACTTGAATGCCCTTGTCGTTAGGAAAACAAACCACACTACCAGGCTTGACATACTCACAATTTGGTCCAGCTAAAATAACCTCACCAATCCTCCATGTGAATGTGGTGGCATTGATTGGTACCCAAACACCATTCTTAAGCAATTCTGATCCGTCGTCATTGCAGTCTAAAAATTTGACTAAAATAATATCATCCAGAACACTAGAAAGTTCGTACCCGAATAGATCAAAATTTTCACTCGTTACATAATTGTCGAGTTGAATAGTACCCTTGACTTTGTCTCTAAGTTGTGTCTGGGCGTGTTGAAGTTGTGCTGTGTTGGCTGCTGTACTCATAATAAGATTTAATCTCCCTTTGGGAAAGTTCAAGTCTCTTTGCGAGTAATTCAACGTTCTCTAACTCTTTTGGTTTGTCTTCCGGTTTGGTCTTCTTGATATAGTGTATTCTCTTTCTAGACACACGTGGTATTATAGTGTTGATGAACTTGTAGTAATCTTGTTTGGTCTCAAACACGCTCCATAACCAATTGCTTGTGTTGTTGATAACAATAGCTAATGACGGACTGTGCATACTGATCCACCTATTAATCATATAGTTATTGAAAGAGCTCTCTTCATCTACATTCTTCAAAAGGTTACCCTTCTTGGTGAAGAGTATATCATTAAGAATATCAAAGATGGTCACTACTTGCTGATGATCTTAGTCGTAGCAAGGAACATATCATCATTCATTGCATAAAACATCTCAACCACGGTGTCTTGAAAAATCTTAACTTGATCATCAGTTAAGTT